AGTGCGAGCCTCGATTACTACCACTGGCTCCAGCAGCAGCCGGCATCGTTCCAGGATGTCGCAATCGGTCCCGTCCGGGCGAAGCTGTTCCGAGAAGGTGGGCTGAGCGTCGAGCGCTTCTCAGAGTTGCAGCTTGATCGCAACTTTGCGCCGCTGACTCTGGCACAAATGAAAGGGCTGGAGCCGTTGGCATTCGAGCGAGCAGGGATCTGAATCACTCACATTTTTGGCGCTGTTTATCCAGTGCGTTCAGCGCATCGTAAAAAGCGGAGTGCCACTTTCCAAAGGACTCATCGATTGTCCCCATTGCGGCGTCCTCGTCTAGCTTGTGCATTGAGGCGAGAGATCCCGCTCGAACTGAGTTGGAAATCATCATTGACCTGAGTCCAAGTTCCGGCGGGGCATACGCAGCCATCACAACCCCTGCCTTGATGAGCGGGCCAGCATTCTCTGCAAGCTCACGAGCAGTAGAGGTTTTTGGAAAAATTGAATAATTGAGCATGTCACCCATTGCGGCAAGAAAAGTCTCACCTTTCTCCCGGAGAAGTTTTTCCTGTGTGTCTATCCGCTGAATACACGCGCTCTTCTGACTCAGGGATGCCGTTTGATAGCTAGTTAGCCAAGTGAAGGTACTTGTGGCGAAGACTCCAATCAGCGTGCACGCGACGGGAAATATGATGCTGAATTTACTGGTGTTGACTGCTTCGCTCATTGGATTCCTATCCGACAACTCACTTTGTTAAGCGAAAGTGAAAACGAGATTCTAATTAAATACGCCCGCACTTAGCGGGTTTTTTTGTGCCCGCAAAGCGGGTAAACCAAACCCAAGGGGTGCATCAACGTGGCAGAAGAAAACGAAATCGACCTGGAAAACCCGGCAATCAAGGCCGCTATCGCGACTGCCGTTGAAGCATCCGTCTCGGGGTTGAAAACCAAGAACACGGAGCTGCTGGGCAAGCTGAAAGACACCACCGGCAAGCTGACTCAGTTCGAAACACAGTTTGAAGGCATCGATATCGACGCCGTCAAAGGGCTGCTGAGTCGGGCGGGTCAGGACGAAGAAACCAAGCTGCTGACAGAGGGCAAGGTAGACGAGGTCTTCAACCGCCGAACCGAACGCTTGCGCGCTGATACCGACAAGCAACTGAAGGCCATTACCGCGCGTGCCGAGAAGGCTGAAACCTTTGCCGCCAAGTTCCAGGGCAAAGTCCTGGGCGATTCGGTTCGCGGCGCGGCACTGAAAGCCGGCGCGCTGCCGGAAGCAACCGACGACATCATCCTTCGCGCTAAGGGCGTGTTCTCACTGAATGAAGAGGGCGAAGCAGTCGCCGTCGATGAGTCTGGCCAGACCATCCTCGGCAAAGACGGCAAGACCCCTTTGACCCCGCTCGAATGGGCGGAATCACTGCGCGAAAGCGCGCCTCACTTGTGGCCCAGGGCTACAGGAACAAATGCCCTGGAGCGGGTGAATGGTCAGGCCACGCCGAAACGCTCCGAAATGACCTCCGAGCAAAAGCGCGATTACCAGCGCAAGCACGGCCAAACCGCATTCCTGCAATTGCCCAAGTAAGGGGACTTATCCATGGCTACAACCGTTAACAGCGACCTGATCATCTACAACGATGAGGCGCAGACCGCATACCTGGAGCGTGTCCAGGACAACCTCGATGTGTTCAATGCTTCGTCCAATGGCGCGATCGTTCTCGACAACGAGCTGATCGAAGGCGACTTCCGCAAGCGTTCGTTCTACAAAATCGGCGGCTCCCTGGAGCATCGCGACGTCAACTCTGTTGGCAAGGTGACCGCGAAGAAAATCGGCGCCGGCGAAGCGGTGGGCGTCAAGGCACCGTGGAAGTACGGCCCGTACCAGACCACCGAAGAGGCGTTCAAGCGTCGCGGTCGTCCGGTCGATGAGTTCTCCCAGATCATCGGCGCCGATGTGGCCGACGCCACCCTTGAAGGCTTCATCCAGTACGCCACCGCAGCACTGCGGGCTGCTATCAGCTCCAACGCCGGCATGGTGGTCACCGCCAACATCGAAACCGACGGCAAGAAAACCCTGACTCGCGGCATGCGCAAGTTCGGCGACAAGTTTGGTCGCATCGCACTGTGGGTCATGCACTCCAGCGCTTACTTCGACATCGTTGACGAAGCCATCGCCAACAAGGTCTACGAAGAAGCTGGCGTCGTGATCTACGGCGGCCTGCCGGGCACCCTCGGCAAGCCGGTACTGGTGACCGATACCGCCCCGGCGGATGTGATTTTCGGGCTGCTGCCGAACGCCGTGGTGATCACCGAATCCCAGGCCCCGGGCTTCCGTTCGTACAACGTGGACGACGAGGAAAACCTCGGTATCGGCTACCGCGCCGAGGGCACAGTCAACATCGACGTGCTGGGTTACAGCTGGAAGGACGCCGTCGGCGGTGCGAACCCAACCCTCGCGGCCGTTGGTTCGGCGGCCAACTGGGTCAAGCACTCCGACAGCAACAAGGTCACCGCCGGCGTGATGATCACCCTGACGACCACGCCTTAAGGCTCACCCAAGACAGCGGCCAGAAATGGCCGCTACGGAGATTTCCATGGAACTCATCTATTCAACTCAAAGCTCCGGCTTTGATCCAGACAAGCGCTACCGTAACCCGGAGCACTTCGACCGTCCGGAATCGGGTGTGACCGGTGTTGTTGTGGTTGGCGAATGGTCGAAAGTGGTCGAGGCCTACGAGAATGTCGGCGTCGAAGTTACCGCGATAGAAGCGGAGTCGCGCCAGGTGCTTGTTGTTGGTGCTGGTGACAACAAGGCCGAACTGGAAGAGTTGATCGGCAAGCTGCGCATCGAAAGCGATACGGTTCGCGCGGTCATTGATGGGCTTGACGCTGGCGAGATTGAAAAGCCGGAAGCCGGCGAGCTCGCAATCCGCCTGTTTCAGGCGCTCGACGGCATCCGCCTTCAGATGGTCGATCTGGCCGGTGCGCGCGATGATCTCGCAACGGAAAATGAGGCGCTGCGCAATGAGCTCGCCGAGTTGAATGCGGGCGAAGGCGTAGAGGTCGAAGCCCTGAAGGCTAAGCTCGATGTGGCAGGCGTTTCGTACCGTGCGAACGCCTCGAAAGAATCCTTGGAAAAGCTCGTCGCCGACCTGCCCAAGGCGTGATACTGCTGGCTGTCGGTAAAGCGGCGGCCAATCATTCGAAGCTCATTTCAGCGAGTTGATCCATGACACTCATCATCGAGGACGGCACCGGAAAGCCAGACGCCGAAAGCTACGCGAGCGCCGCGGACCTGGTCATGTACGCCGGCAAGTTCGGCGTGACCATCCCTGCGGAGGAGCCAGCACAAGAAGCACTGCTTCGCCGGGCCGCCTTGGCGATGGATGGCATGACTTGGAAGGGACGCAAAACGGATAGCGATCAGGCTCTGGCCTGGCCGCGTCGAGGGGTTGAGCTGGACTGCCAGATCAAGCCCGACAACTACCTACCGGCTTGCATCCAGTACGGCCAGATGGCCTTGGCCGCCGAGATCCACACCGACGACATCGACCCGATCGACAAACGCAAAGGCGCTGTGACGCTGGAGCGTGTCGAAGGCGCAGTAACACGCGAGTACGCGACGATTTCCAACACCAGTGGCCGACTGTTACCGGCGGCGCCGGACCGGCCGAGCGCCACGCAGTTCGCTGACTACCTCCAGCGGCGCGGGTTGTTTGCTGTTCGCGTGTAGTGCAATTATCCTAGTCAAAAAAATAATGCACCAGATGGGCAAAGGAATGCTTCGACATGATTGATTCAGGGATGCTTGCGAGCTTAGTTGCTTTGGCGATTTTCATGGTGGCCATATTTGAATGGTTCTACTTGTGGGTTCTTTGCGCATTTGGCAGGCATCGAACGCTAAAAGTAGCCAAGCTGACGTTCGGACCGTTCATCTCTCTAGCGCTCATTGCAGTGGTTGCCGCCACTTCGATGTTGCTCTTGTACTTCTTGCATGATGATCGACAGATCGACCTACTGACCCTGTTCCCCGGCTTGTTCATCCCCGCATTGGGGATCGTGTACTTGCGCTCAAATGGGGACCGAAAAACTGCATGCTGACCCTCTAATTTAAAGCTGGAGCCACCATGGCCTTCTACGACGAAATGGCCGTGATGGCTCTGGAGATGATCACAGAGTTCGGCCAGCCCGTGACCATCAGGGCAATCACTGTCGGCGAGTATGACCCCGACGCCGGTAGCGCGCCGCCTGACACCATCACCGAGCAGACCGCCCAAGGCATCCTGCTCGACTTCGCCGGCCAAGAGTTCCAGAACAACAGCCTCATCAAGCAGGGCGACAAGAAGCTGAAGATCGCCGCGCAGGGGCTTGAGTGGGTGCCTGACCTGCTGAACAAGGTCATCGTTCAAGGTCGCACCTGGTCAATCGTCCCGCCGCTGAAAGAGATCAACCCGGCCGGCACGCCGATCCTGTATGAATTGCAGGTTCGATCATGAGACGGGCGGGCTCCGGCCAGTCCGGTAGCTTTGCCCTGAGCCTTGCTGAATTCGCGGCCCAGGCCACCGAAGCCATCGATGCAAGCTTGCGCGAGATCATCATCGAGGTCGGTAGCAGCGTTATCCGGATGTCACCGGTGGGCAACCCTGAGATCTGGGCGCAGAACACCGTGGCTCATCAGTACAACAAGGCCGTGGATGATCACAACAGTGACCTGCGCAGCGATCAGGCCAACCTGACGAAGGCGGGTCGACTTAAGCCTGAACGCAAGCTGAACGACGGCATGGATATCGTTGCCCCTGAAGGCTACGTCGGTGGGCGGTTCCGAGCGAATTGGCACCTCTCGATCGACGTAGTGGAGAATGTGACCTTTGACGAGGTTGATCCAGGCGGGCAAGCAACAATCGCTGCATTGGTTTCGGCTGTCAGTGACTTCACTGCCGGACAGACTGCCTACCTCATCAACAACCTGCCGTATGCCATCCCGCTCGAGTTCGGACATTCGACCCAGGCACCGGGTGGCATGGTCCGCATCACTGTGGCCCGCTTCCAGCAGATCGTGCAGGAGGCCATCAGGAACAACCAGATATGAGCCACAACATCATCGCCTCGATCTATGAGGCCAAGCTGATCAACTGGGCGAAAGTCTTGCCGGTGCCATTGAAGGTCGTCGTCGAGAACGAGGCCTATACACCTGCGAACGGCGCGACCTACCTGAAAGCTTTCACGGTGCCAGCGGACACCGCCAGCAACACGCTCGGTGGTGACCACAAGCTGTACACCGGCGTGTTTCAGGTCAGCATCGTGATGCCATCGGGCAAATATCGTAGTGCGGCCGGCGCGCTGGCGGACCAGATCGCCGCTTTGTTCCCGTTGTACGAGCGGAACACCAAGGGTGCGCTAACCGTCGTGACGATGACACCGGTTGACCCAGGCCCCGGCATTCCAGACGACACCACCTATACGGTGCCGGTTTCTTTCTTGTACCGAGCCGACACCAACTGAATTAGCCCGTTGGGCAAACCCAGAACCCGCCATTAAGCGGGTTTTGTCATTTCTGAAAAGAGGAAAACCCATGAGCGTCAAGATTCCCAACGGCACCACGTTCGAGATCGCGGCCACGTTGAGCCTTGCGAAACCCTTTACTGCCATCACCAACGCGAAGCCGGCGGTGCTCACTGCGGCTGCGCACGGCCTAGCCGATGGCGACGTAATTGTCATCGACTCTGCCTGGGCGAAGCTCAACAGCCGTGTCGCTCGCGTCATCGATTCCGAAATCGGCGAGTTCGCGGCTGAAGGGGTGGAAACCACCAACGTAACGGGCTACCCGGCAGGTTCCGGCGCAGGCAAGGTTCGTGCTGCTTCTGGTTGGACGCAGATTTCACAAATCACTGAGCCAGCAGCAAATGGCGGTGAGCAGCAGTTCACCACCTACGGCTTCCTCGAAGACGACGATGACCGTCAGTTGCCGACCAACAAGTCGGCCAGCAGCATGACGCTTCCTGTCGCAGACGATCCTGATCAGGCGTATGTCGCGATCGTTGAAGCGGCGGACGAAGACAAAGAGCCTCGTGTGATCCGCGCAAACCTCCCGGGCGGCGCGACCATTTACTACTACGCCTACGTGTCGATCACGGCGACCCCGACCCTGAGTCGCAACAACATCATGACGCGGACCATCACTCTGTCGTTCGCCTCCCGCTCAACTCGCTACAAAGCCTAAGGGGTTCCCATGGCAAAGTTTTCCATCGCGCCAAAGCCGACATTCACTGTCGATGTGGCTATCCCGCAGGTTGGCGACAAGCCGGCAATGGTGCCGTTTACGTTCAAATACCGCGACCGCACCGCACTTGCTGAGCTGTTCGACTCCTGGAAGGCAAAAGCGGAAGCCCTCGGTGAACGCTTCAAAGGTACGGAGCCGACCCTTGTGGAGATCACAGCAGCCGAAGTCGAGCAAGGCGTCGATCAGATTAAAGATCTGGTCGTGTCGTGGGGCTTCGGCGACAAGCTCAATGATGAGTCGATCACTGCCCTGGTGAAGAGCTGCGTTGGTGTTTCGGATGCTGTGGTGAAGGCCTACAGCGAAGCCTTCGGCAAGGCTCGCCTGGGAAACTGATCGCCGCTGCCCGTGCGCTGTATGAGTCCGAAGGATCTGCGGAGCAGATGGCTATGTTCGGCTTCTCGCCAGAGGACTATGACGAAATCGTCGAAGTCTGGCCGGACAACTGGCTGTCCTTCCTCGTCATGGATTCGATGGGAACTCAATGGCGTACCGGCGCGTGCGGCGTGACTGGCTTGGATTACGGAGTATTGCCGAGTGTGATGCGGCTCGTTGGAGTTTCGATAAAAGATCGTTCTCGAGTTTTTCAAGATATTCGATTGATGGAGTTTGAGGCATTGACATGCAATAAAGAAGTAAAGGGTTGGCTTTAATACTGAAGTGCGCATTGAAACTGCTGAGTCTAAGCTTAATTAAAACTTATGCGATTGTAATTTTCTTGCAGGCTCAGCAGTTTTGTTCTAGATATTTTTAACTAACCGCATTGAGTGTCCATCCAGCGCGTGGCGAATTTAAGAACGTATTTAGCTCCATTTCGGGCAAGAACATTGGGCATCAGATCCACTAATGTAGTGAGTACAGAAATTATGAGATCCCTGTTTTGGCAAACAATTGGGGATAAGTTTGTGGTTATTCCGCCTTTGTTTTTTTCAAAGTATTCAGCAATTTCCTGATCCATCTTAAGATCGTCTTCGTTGTCCATTGCTTTCTCCATGATGCTGATTTCGTTTGTTTGAGTTACAGCAGAGATATTTATAGTTGCGGTGAAGAAAATGGCAAACGCTCGGTTGGATCTAATTAGAATTAAGATGATAGCCGCAGGTTTTTATAAAAGATGGCGCCAAATTAATGAGCGGCTTTATTAAATAGCTCCCTATCGAGGTAGTCGATGAACATTGCAGAACTCGGCATTAAGGTCGACTCGGCTGATGCTGCCCAGGCTGCGACCGATCTCGACAAACTGACCAAGGCTGGTGATCGCGCTGAGCAATCCGCTGTCGGCCTGATGAAAGAGATGGAGGCGCTGGAGAAGTCGCTGTCGAAAGGCGCGACCACCACGCAGGAACTGGCCAAACAACGCGAGAGCCTGGCGAAACTCACCAAGACCGGCGCTTATGGCGAGGCCGAGTTCACCAAGATCACCGCGCAGCTCGATAAGCAGCAGGTGGCCCTGGCCAAGTCGACGCTGGATGAGCAAAAGGCGCTGAATAGCCTGCTCGGCGCGATCGATCCGGCACGTGCGGCGATGTCCAAATTGGACACCCAGGTCGAGCAGCTGGGCAAACACCTCGACGCAGGCCGGATCAGCCAGGACCAATACAACGCGGCCCTGGGCAAGATCGATGGCAACTATGTAGCGCTAGAGAAAACCGCTACCGGTTTCGACCGGCTAAAGCTCGGCACCCGCCAGGCGCAGGAAAACGTCGTACAGCTCGGCAACGCTTTGTCGTCCGGTGATTGGGGTAGCGGCGTGCGCGCCGTGGCTCAACTGGGCGCAGGCGCGGGCGCGGGCGCAGCGGGATTACTCGCCATCCTCGCTCCGCTCGCGCTGGCCACCGCAGCCGTGGGCGGGCTCGCATACGCTTTTTATAAGGGGAGCGAAGAGCAGGACAGTTACAACAAATCGCTGATTCTCACCGGCAACTACGCCGGTGTGAGCGCCGGGCAACTGGGCGACATGGCGCGCCAGGTGAGCGCCACTGTCGGCACCACCGGCCAGGCTGCCGAGGTCCTGGCTCTGTTGGCTGGCAACGGGAAGATCGCCGGCGAGAGCTTCGCCGGGATAACTCAAGCCGCCGTGTCGATGCAGGAAGCCACCGGCAAGGCAGTGAGCGAGACGGTAGCCGAGTTCTCCAAGCTGGCCGACGAACCGGTCAAGGCGTCGGCTGCACTGAATGAGCAGTATCACTACCTGACGGCGTCGGTTTATTCGCAGATCGCGGCTCTGGAGAAGCAGGGCGACCATGCGGGCGCGGTGAAGTTGGCGACCGAGCAATACGCTGACGCAATCAACGAGCGCACGCCGAAGATCCTCGAAAACCTGAGTTTTTGGGAGAAGGGTTACAACGCTGTTGCGCGCGCGGCTGACAATCTGAAGAACATTGGCCGCCGCGACATCAACTCGGAAATTGAGACCGCACAAAACGATCTCAGTGAAGCAGAAAATATGGATGGCTTATTCCAGAGCCAGAAGTCTAAGGATGCGTTGATCGAGTTCAGGCGCAACCGCTTGAATATGTTGGAAGATGAAAAAGCGGCCCAATCCGATATTGCGAAGTGGGAATGGGAGCAAGCGAAAGCCCAGGGCGATGCAGTTATTGCCATGGGCAAAGTCGATGCGCGGACTAAATCCGCTCTGAGCAATGAGCAAAAGCGCACCGAGGCACTGAAGGAATACAAGAAAGAGCTCGACGACATTCGCAAGGTCGCTCCGACGGATCCCCGGCTGAACCAGGCGGCCATCGATAAGAACATTGCGAACATCAACGATCAGTTCAAAGACTCCAAGGCTCCCGCCGGCAGCGTCGACACCACCGGTTTCAACAACGCGAAGAACGCCTTGGCTGAGACCCTGGCCTACTACAAAAATGCGGACAAGGAGCTGGAGGCCTCGCAGCGTGCCGGGGTGATTTCTCAGGCCAGCTACACCGAACAACGCGTCAGTCTGTTGCAGCAGGAGGCCACTGAGGTCGCCCAAAGCTATCAGTCGGAGATCGATGCGCTCGAAGCGGCCAAGGCCAAAAAGGGCGCGACCGCGGCGCAGGTCATCCAGATCGATCAGAAGATTGCCGATGCGCGCTCAGCGATGGTCAAGGCGCAGCAGGACAGTGAAAGCGAACTGTCGATCATTGCCACCAACGAGCAAGGTCGCTTAAACAAGCAGACATTGGCCGTTCAGACCTACACAAGCGCGCTGCAGCAACAGGTCGATACGCTTCGGCAGCAGGGCTTGCGTGCGGCTTCCGGTCTCGGCCAGGGTGATCGGCAGCGCGGGCTGACGGATCAGCAGAACGGCATCGATGATCGCTTCAACCAGCAGAGCCTTGAGCTGGCCAACCAGTACGGCGACGGCTCGCGAGGCATGAGCCTTGACGAGTACACCCAGAAGCTGGCGGCGCTGAAAACCACCCAGCAGGATCTGCACGACACCGTGCAATCCAACTACGACGAGATGACAGCCGCCCAGGGCGACTGGAGCGCCGGCGCATCGTCGGCATGGCAGAACTATCTGGAGTCGGCGCGGGATGTTGCCGGGCAGACGAAAAGCTTGTTCAGCAACGCCTTCAGCTCGATGGAAGACTCGATAGTCAACTTCGCCATGACTGGGAAGGCCTCGTTCGGTGATTTCGCGAAGTCGATCATTGCAGACATGGCACGCATAGCTACTCGGCAGGCCAGTTCGGCGCTGCTGGGTAGCTTGGTCGGGGCCGCCACCAGTTATTTCACTGGCAGCGGCACCACCGCTTCGGCGGGTTCTACCCAGGCAGGCTACAGCGGCGACCTTTCAGGCTTTACGCCGGTGGCCAGTGCCAAAGGTAATGTCTTCGACACGCCCGGCCTGAGCGCCTACTCGAACAGCGTGGTCAGCTCTCCGACCATCTTCCCGTTCGCCAAGGGTGCAGGACTGATGGGCGAGGC